CGCCGTGCATTCTGCATTATCACGAATGGACATGAAGTATGTTCTCAAGTTAATTGAGGATGTACTAACATTTGCGAAGTTATCAAGTGAAAACGTTGAAGGTATGACACGTTTTCAAACAGTAGCTCGTGCTGTAAACATTTTTCTTAGACTCCGATATCCAGAGTCTACGTTCGAGATTTATAAGAATCGTATCATTCCCTATTTCTTGGAAATATGGGGAAGTTACACACCACAATCTGGTGACTTCTTTGAAACATCTCGAGGTTTTCTTAACTCTTACAAAAATATCTGTGGGAGTGAGATTTCAACTAAAATGTACAGATGTGTTATGTTCTTACTTAGTTTCTCTTTATTTGAGAAACTTGGTATCTCCATGGACACTATGGGTTATACAAAATTAGAGCAAGCGGCTCTACAGAAGAAGTATTATAAGAAGAGCGATTTTATTTTCGTTCTTGCTGATACACTTCTTTTTATACTTGAAAGAGGATTTCAAGTATATAAAACCGGTGATATTACCACGATCTTCCACAGTGGTGGTACTTACAAGGAGATTTACGATACGTGTCGTGAATTAAAACGTAAAGAACCATTACTAAATAATCCGGAAGAACATGGATTCACTGAGAGTGAATTCCGAGGTCAACTTGATAATGTCATCGAGAAACTTGAAAGTGTCTCAAAACATTCAATGGGCTTGGATAAGAATGATATTATTATCATACGCAATACGCTTAATGATATGTTAATCATGCGTGATGATCTTAATACTCATTCTGCAGCTCGCAAGGATCGTAAAGCTCCATTTGGACTTTTAGTTTATGGGGATTCTGGTATTGGTAAAACTACCATTACTAATATTCTCTGTACCTATTTTGCTAAACATGAGCATTTGCCATTGGGTGCTGAATTTAGATACACTAAAAATCCCGCTGCCAAGTTTTGGGATGGTTTTACATCATCCTGTCATACTATTATTCTTGACGATGTAGCAAATGAGAGTCCCGATTTGAAGGACCCTAAATCTCTTGATGAAGTGATTCAAGTGATTAATAATGCTTCATTTTGTCCAGATCAGGCAGCGCT